AGGGTATAGACGTTAAAGACGTTGGAGATATGGTTGAGTCTGAGATTGCAAGAGGTCTTGAAACCGCTAAAGACCGAGTATGGGGTAAGGCAGCATATCTATGATGGATTTACGGGACAAGGAAAGACCACTACACGTGTGTGTATGCGGGTCTACTTTGTGGACCGTTCAAGCAATGTTTGAAGATGGTGAAATATCTCTGTATATGTTGGATATGGAGTGTTCTCTTTGCGGAAGTTTGGCAACCGCTCCAACACCGATAGACAATGTTTAAAGGAACTTTATTTCCCTATCAACCAGAAGCGGTAGACCGCATGGTTGCACGAAAGAAGATGCTCGTTGCATACGAGATGGGTTTGGGCAAAACCTGTATGACGATTGCGGCATTAGAGAAGTTAAAAGAAGAAGGCACTCTAACTAAACCAACCCTTGTTATTGCACTCTCTAGTTTGAAATACCAATGGCAAAAAGAAATTAATAAGTTTTCCGATGACTACGCATCTGTTGTTGATGGTTCAAAATCAACCCGAATGATTCGTTGGTCACGAGATATGGAATGGGAAGACCATACTGGCTACATCATCGCTAACTACGAAACGGTTGTTGCTGATTGGGATTTAATTAAAGACTATGAGTGGGGCGCAATTGTTTGCGATGAAGCAACCGCAATCAAAGGGTTTAAGTCTCAACGCTCTAAGGTCGTAAAGAAACTCTCACGAAACGTTCCCATTAGGTTTGCACTAACTGGCACTCCTATTGAGAACGGAAGACCGGAAGAGTTGTACAGCATTATGCAATTTGTTGATGACACTGTGCTAGGTAGGTTTGATTTGTTCGACCAAACTTTCATTGTACGCAACCACTTTGGTGGAGTTCAGCGTTACCGCAATCTTCCTATCTTCCACGAAAAGATGAAACAAGTATCTGTTCGTAAAACTCAAAAAGACCCAGACGTAGCGCCATATCTACCTGAAACAATTCATTTAGAGCCAACTCTCATCGCCTTTGATAAGGCTGGAAAAGATTTGTACAAAACTATTTCTGCAGAACTTCTTACAGATTTAGTAGACGCCCAAGAATTATTCGGGGGTTCTTTTTCTTTGGAAGCGCACTATGGACACGGGTACCAAATGGGTGGACCTATGGATGAAATGCGTGGACGAATTATGAGCAAAATAACCGCTATGAGAATGCTGTGCGACCATCCTGACCTACTCCGTAGTAGCGCCACTAAAGCCGCTGCAAAGGACGGAGAAGGTTCTGAATACCTTCTTGGTCTATCAGAGCAAGGACACCTTGATGCTGCTGTTAAATCCCCTAAGTTAGACGCACTCATTGACTACATCTCTGACCACCTAGCCACAGATGAAAACGCCAAGGTAGTTGTCTTTACCTGCTATCTGGGGATGCTACCGTTGATAGAGAGTGCTCTAACCAAAAAGAAGATTGGTAACACAAGTTATTCAGGAATGATGAATTCTAAGGAAAAAGAAGAATCTAAGGTTCTTTTTCAAACCTCTAAAGAAGTTAGGGTATTGATATCCACTGACGCTGGTGGATATGGCGTGGATTTGCCTCAAGCCAATCTTCTGATAAACTATGACTTACCTTGGTCCTCTGGTACAGCGGTTCAGCGTAACTCTCGTATTCGCCGAGCCTCAAGTACTTGGGCAAGCGTAATCATTCAAGACTTCCTTATGGAAGATTCCATTGAAGAACGCCAGTACCAAATGTTGAACCAAAAGACGGCGGTAGCAAACGCCATCATTGACGGAGAAGGCATAAACACCAAGGGTGGTGTAGATTTAACGGTAGGAAGTTTACTTAACTTCATTCAGGGACAGTAGGGGGAAATATGGCAAAAGTATCACCAACAGAAAATCGCAATGTAGACGAGACAGACTTAGTTGCTCGTGCAAAGAAGTATTCATTCTTGAAGTCACAACTTGATTACCTAGAGAAGGAACAGAAAGCACTTCGTGCAGAACTGTTTGAAGTTCTTGATGGTGAAGGAGAAGTTGATGACAAAGGCAACATCATCATTCAACTTCCAGAAGAAATAGATGGCTTCAACTCAATTGTTAAGCAACGTCGTGTTACACGTAAGGTTGATGAACTAAAGGCAGAAGAAATTATCACTGCACGTGGTATGGAAGAAACTCTTTACAAAACCATTCGTGTTGTTGACGAAGATGCATTGATGGCTGCTTTGTATAACGAAGAACTTACTGAAGCAGAAGTTGATGAGATGTACCCACCAAACGTTGTTTGGGCATTGGTACTAAAGAAGTAACCAATGGCAGGTCTACGTGGTCAAGACGAAATCGAAAAGGCATTTGCCGATTTAGAGTATCTTCCTGGTTCAACAAAAAAGAAACGCAGAGAAGAAGACCCAAAGGTTTCCCGTCGCAAGGCGGGAGAAACAAATGGTTGGGATGAAAATCCAATCATTAAAACATTAGGTGGACAAGAAACTGAAGTCTTTACAATCGGTGCTCTAGCACACGCATTGGAAAAGTCATTGGTAACTATCCGCCTGTGGGAGAGAAAAGGGTACATACCTCGTGCTCCTTATCGCCTTCGTTCTAAGACTCTTAAAGGTCAAAAGACTGGTGGCAATAGGGTTTACACTCGTCCACTAATAGAAGCCACGATTGACGAGTTTGCCAAACGTGGACTTCTAGGTACTGCTCGTGTAGAGTGGAACCAACACGAAGACCTGACAGAGGCTTTAGTAAAGCGCTGGAGGGAAATCACATCCACAGAGAGCCGTTAGGCCTCATTACCAGAAAGAAACAAATGCCAATTACAAAACCAGCAGTAAACGCAGAAGACTATCTTGAAGAAGATAGTTCAGATATCCAGCCAAAGGTTGGATCAACAGTGCAAGAAGGCTGGGGTGCAGCCGAAGCACTACTCAAAGTAGAAACATCTGAGTTCCCAACAGACTTCCGTTTCTCAGAAGAACCACAACTTGTAAAGTTCTTACAAGACCGTCCATTCGCAACTTACGAGCAACACTGGATTGAACGCCCAAAGGGTAAGAAGTCTTTTGTTTGCATCGGTGATGGTTGCCCACTTTGCGAAATCGCTGGCGACAAGCCACGTGGTAAGTTCGCATTCAATGTTCTTGTACTTTCTGGCGGAGAGCCAACAGTTCAAGTTCTTACCGCACCACCTTCACTAGCACGCCAAATCAAGAAGGCTCACGACGATGAGCGCAAGGGACCTCTTGATAAGGAGTTCTGGGAGATTTCTCGCTTGGGAACAGGACCTACGACGCAGTACACCCTCAACTTCGTTCGTGGTCGTGACCTAGCAGAGGAATGGAAGTTGTCGCAAGACACCGTTAACGATGCTGTAGCAAACGCTGTTTCATTTACAGCCGATGAAGTAGTACGAGAGACCCCTCGCTCCGAACTGCTAGAAATTGCTCGCAACTTAGCGTAATACTTCCACGATGGGGGGGCCTGTCTTCCGTTTCCAGGCCCTCCTATCTTTAACTAGAGGGGATTTACATGAACATAATTACAACTAAGAAACAATTAGATGACCTTGTAGAGTTTTACTCCAAGGTAGATGGTTTCGCATTCGACGTAGAAACTGTCGGAGAAAATAGAATTCAACCCGTTGTTAATGACGTGTTGTGGATTTCCTTAGCAACTGATGGGAGAACAGATGTTATTCCTATGGGTCACCCTAACGGCGATTTTCTTCGTTGGGATAAGGAACTTCTTTTAAGTGGTCAACGCAAACTTGAAGCAGGTAAAGAGTTAAAGGAAACTGATTACTCAAAGAACCAAGCCAAGTGGAAACCTGTTTTTGATACACCACCAGACCAGTTACTTCCTGGAGATGTATTCAAAGCATTGAAGCCACTTTTCTTTAGCGATAAGTTAAAGGTTGGACATAACATTAAGTTCGACCTTAAATCTATTGCTAAGTACTATCGAGGCGTAGTTCCTAACAAGCCATTCTTTGACACGATGATGGCGGCATTCATTATTGATAACCGCAATCGTGGCTCACTTGGTTTGAAGGACTGCGCTGAGAAGTTCTTAAAGATTAAAGTTGAAAAAGGAATTGGAGCAATGGTTGAGGTTCATTCCTTTACCGACGTTGCTCACTACTCCGGTCTAGATGCAGAAGCAACTTGGAAGTTGTACAAGTTCTTATTGCCCAAGTTAGAGGGCAGCCTTGCACGTGTGTGGCATTTAGAAATGGATGTTATTGCCTCTCTATGCGATATGGAACTTACTGGCGCTAACCTAGATATGGTTGAGTTGCAGAACCTTAAGAATCGTTTAGAGATTGATATTGACTTAGCAAAAGCCAAAGCATGGAAGTTGGCTGGAAGAGCGTTCTCAATGAACTCAGTTAAAGAGAAGCAAGAGTTGTTGTTTTCTCCAAAGCCTGAAGGTCGTGGGATTAAGCCAAACTTAAAGATTAAAGTAGCGTTAACCGATAAGGGAACTAAGGCTGTTCAATCAGGAGAGCAACTTAGTATTTATCACTACTCAGTATCAGCAGAAGCGATGGAGTTCTATCGTTCTAAAGACGAACTAGTAGACGCAATTGTTGAATACCAAGACTTAAACAAGTTGATGACCACATATGTAATGCCATACCTTGGTGGAGAAATCACTCGTACAACTGCCGGAAAGTCTCGTGTAGTTGAGAAGAAGTCGCTCCTTATTGACGGCAAAGCACATACCAACTTTAAATCACACGGAGCGGAAACAGGACGTTTTTCTAGTACTGACCCAAACCTACAGAACATTCCTAGCAGTGGAGATTACGGCAAGTTGATTCGTAACCTGTTTGTAGCACCTCCAGGGTACAAGTTAGTAGTTGCTGACTACTCACAGATTGAGCCACGCATCATTGCCTCGTTATCACAAGACCCAGTTGCACTGGACTATTACCGCAAGGGTAAAGATATGTACACCGCTATTGGCGATGTTATGGGTGTAGAACGTAAGGTCGGTAAGATGTTGGTTCTAGCAATCTCATACGGTGTTGGACCGGAGAAGATTGCACGAAGCATTGGTTGTTCTGAAAAGGAAGCCCGTAATTTGATTGACCAATTCTCAGAAGAGTTCCACGACATTATCAAATACAAATCAAAGGTAATTAGAACTGCCAGAGGCAAGTCCGGTATCCCATATGTAGAGACTCTCCTTGGTCGCCGTCGTTATCTCCCTGACCTAAAAAGCACTGAGAATGGTTTGAAGTTCCGTGCCGAACGACAAGCATTTAACACGATGATTCAAGGTTCTGCTGCAGATTTGATGAAATTAGCACTAGTTCGTGCACATTCTTGTTTTGTAGATGAACCAGATGTAAATGTCGTTTTGACTGTTCATGACGAACTTGTTACTGTTGCACGTGAAGATTTAGCCGAAGAAACCGCCGAAGCAATTCGGGAGTCTATGGAAGGTGTACGCCTACCAGAGATTATTGTTCCGTTAATAGCCGATGTAAAAATAGTAGACAAGTGGGGAGAAGCAAAATGAGTTTTCTTTGTAAATTGTTTGGTCACAAGATGTACAGCATTTCTTGGACGCAAACTGAATTCACAATCATTTGTACACGCTGTGAAAAGACGTGGCAAAGCAATGGAGTTATAACAAGTGAGTAATGCAGACTGGTGGGCTAAACAACTAGGTACTCAACCACAAGTACCTCAACAACCACGTCAGGTTAATAACCCGATGCCACCATCTCAGCAACCTATGACTCCATACGTTGCACCTCAGCAACAAGCGCCTGCACCATCAAAAGCGCAAAGTGCATCACAAACTCAATCTTGCCCTGAATGTGGTGGGAACAACTACATGTCTCCTAGCGCAACTATTGCACCTCGTTGTTACGACTGTGGTTATCCTGTCAGTCAATCAGGGTCTAGATACGGAGCGCTCACTGGTGCTAAGGTAGAAGGTGCAGCAAAAGGCGCACTAGGAAATACAACAGGTGGTTTCAATCCGATGCCACAGGGTTACAACCCAGATGGGACAAAACAGTGATAAACGATGAAGCCAAGAAGATTGCCATCCAACTCAATAAGAAGTTCGGTGCGGGTGTTGTTGTTGTCGCTAGTGATATTCGTTCCGATATTATGCCTCGTTTTACCTCTGGCTCTACTACGTTGGATTACGTCCTTGGAGGAGGATTTCCTGGAAACCAGTGGAATGAACTAATCGGTGAGCCATCACATGGTAAGACTGCAGTAGCGTTAAAGACGATTGCTGCAAACCAAAAGATTGACCCAAACTTTACAACGGTATGGGTAGCAGCAGAGCAGTGGGTTCCAGAGTACGCAGCAATGTGCGGTGTAGATTCAAGCCGTGTAATTGTTATTGAAGCCACCATTATGGAAGAGGCGTACCAGTCTG